TGGTAGCCTGTTACTTCATCATAAATCGGTTTTGAATGATTGCCATGTCCTGCCGTATTATGTTCTGAATCGGTATGATTGGTAAACGGAGGCATAACGATGTATCTTTCAATCCAATCCCGGTATATCCAAGCAGATGATTCTCGAAACCAAACCTCGTAATCTACCCAGTAAGCCTGTAACATATTTGTAGTTTGAGGCATATCAAAGTATGTCAAATTACACCGTTCTTTTAAAGCTGGTTCAAAGTTTTTTGCATCTTGTATAGCGATATTCACCCTTTGAAACACACAAAAAGGATCACATTCTCTCTCAGGATCAGAATTGTTTAATGTATTTAAAATATACCTGATACGCATTGTTGCACGTCCTTCTGTCAAATGCTGTTGTTGAACTAGGTATCGGACATTAATAAAGTGGATATAGATGGCAGGAAAAGATACTTCATATTCCATGTTTCTGTCCCTTACTATTCTGGCAAATTGCCCATTATCAATTTGGATGGTATTGAAGTATGGTTCACTTGTAGGATCATCGGGATTAACCCGAATGGTTAGAAGTGCTCTTTTTACTGCGTTATACATTTCCACAAAAGGATTTTCTTGCTTTTGTTCTGGAACAGAAATGGTAGGAGTTACAGGAGGAGCGATTTGGGGAATTTTGTCTTTAATCATAATTTAGTGTGGGAAACCTCTAAAAATTATATCAATAAAATGATCTTCAATTGTTTTTTCTAGTTTAGGGTTGAAACCTATAAATTGGCGTTGGACGGCCTTTTTGTTGGTATATTGATTGAGTGTGTAATTGGATAGTGGCTCATCGGTATTATGTACTGCGGCGTAACCTATATGTTTTGACTTACCTCGTTTGCCATGTTTTGGGACATTGAATTCAGTAGTCCAAATATCATACCTGGCTCCTCTGGCGAATATTTTCTTTTTATCATGTCTTTCTCCGTTTCGATTGGTTCTTTTCCCATCGAACTGAATAGATTTTTTTAATAGGCCGGTATCTTTTAATTTAGGATGTGGAAACTTATGCGACCATTTTGAAGCTTTAGGTTTCCATGCTTTCCCAGTACCATAAAAGCTACCAACCAAAAATGACGTTTGAAAATACCGTCTTGAATAATCGCCAGCCAATGTCGTGAAATCGAAGATGTTTTTCTCAAAATTATCTATAAATGAACTTTTCCCATTTTTCCACTGTGCACAGAATTCATCAATTGTTATCTTCATCTAAATAGAATTTTGTTTTTAATCTCTGTTTTATCATCTTGCATTGAGGTTTAAGGGTATATGAGAAATATGGATGAGCATCTGAAAAGATTCGTCCACCTTTAGCCAAGCTTTCTTTAAATATAGGATTTGTATTTATATGGATTGCTTTGGGCGCAATTGAAGCCATGACAGTAGGATTATTACCGGAAATTAAAAAACACCTACATCCCCATTCTATTGGCGGTATTAGTTCTTCTGGGAATTCATTCTTTTTGTAAGTAGCACCTTCATGTGATAAATGCCATGCTCGAACTCGTTCATCGCCTTGTGTCATATAAGTAACTAGACTGTTATCAGGAAGATTCAACCACCAGGCTGCAATTATAGCAGCATATAGTACATCCTCATTCTCCTGTTTTGCATATGTGTCATTATATTTTTTGAATATGTCTTTGCATAACTCTAGGTTTTCTGTTCTTTTCTCATGTGGCAACTCGTTCATCATTGCCATTTCTTCAGCAACAGCAAAGTCAACTAAATTATCGATAGCAGCTACAATAATATCATGTTCTTGCTTTTCTCGCTCTGTTGAAAATGAGTTGTGTTTTCGAAGGAGATCAAGCGCGTGATCAAAATCTATCTGTAATCCTGCAAGAACTTGGTCTATAAGAAAAGAAGCTCTAAGGGTTATAATGTCTTCCATTATCTCCCATGATTCTGCACTATCTTCATATGTTGTGAGAAAACGTTGAAAAGCTTCTAATAGCACTAAATATTCTTGGTGGGACTCATCTTGATGATCTTTTAATTCTCCAATGAATTTTGAGGCTTCTGGGAACGGATGTCCACCAATCTTTATTCCGTTCCCATTAGAAAATTTTGAACTTGGCTTCCTCGTGCCTTTCCATAGCGTCGATAGTACTCGTCATCAGGCATGATACGACGGTCATGTGAAGAACTGACTGAACTGGAAAGCGTATTGTTATTACCTTCGGTCATGATATTAATTTGTCTACCGACGTTGACCCCAAACTCTTTTTCAATTTCATCGGCGCTAACCTCGTATTTGTCAGTTATTAAATTGTATAGCTTTATACGATCTTCATTGTTCATCTCAATACGGTTACTGTATTTAAACTCTAATCCGGCTTTGATATATCCCATATTGACCAGGCGGGGAATAATCTCTTCGTTCATAATATTTTCGATGTAACGTCTGTACACTTCAATTCTGTCCCGGAATATGTCCTGATGAGCCTTAGTAGAGCCTACGTATGATTGCATCCCTCCCGCCATACTCTCTGAGCCCAGAATCAGATTGGCAACCTCATTATTGACAAACTCAATCAGGGAAGTATAAATCTTTTCCGAATTACTCATCGTAAAGGTCTTGATATCCACCTCGTCCTCAATTCCCGTGACAATCACCTTGTTCTGTGCAGCGTTGGCGATGTCCTGCGCAAGCCGCTTACGGTCTGTATTTGATTCACTTACAGTCTTTCCATGGATAACTGGTTGCCCGTAAGTATGCGAAAAATTTACATAGTTGGCTGTGGTAAACTTTTTGGCAAGGATAAGTGGTGTAGTCGCAGAAAAAAGTCCTATATCCCCGCTGTTGATTAGCACATAGTTTCTCTGATACTTGGCAGAGCCGATATTCCAATTCGGTAGCCACAATCCTTGACGCTTGACCACGGTCTGCTGATCAGGAAGCACATTACGCCTTTCTATGATATTCACCGCAGCCAGCTTTCCCGTCCGGGGATTGATACCGGGCAATATTTCAAGCAGGGTATAGCCGAACAGCTTTGCCTCGACAATCCCCCGGATAATCTTGTCGAACTGGCTTCCTTGGATAAGCTGGGTCTGCCCTACGTCTTTGATGTATTTCCCCTTCTCATTTATGCGTGCCAGCATATAGCGGTCACCCAATATTTGCGACTCCAGTGTTTCGATGACCGAACGGATATGGGCATCTTGTTGCAGGCAGGCCTCGTATAAATCGATCAGCCGGGAACGGTCATCAAGTATGGTTCCGGCTACCATATCCGAACGGGTGGATTTATACCGGTTGTTACGTTCGATTTCGATTACATACTCTTGGATGATCTTTTTGCTTGTTCGAAATATGCTATGTAGTAATTCGCTATTTATTGTGTTTTGGCTTGTAACCTCCATAATACCTTTTTTCAAAAGAATAGAATAAACCATCAACTTTTGGTTAAATATGAGTTTTCGATATACATAGTAAAATGTATCATATTGTCCCAAAAAACAGGTAGAATTTACGATCTCAAAATATATAATTGCATTGGTTTGAATTGGTTTAAAAATGACATGTAAGTGATTGTGAATCAATAATTAAAAATAATTAAGTGGTTCTTAATTTGTTGGTATTTTGTGGTTAAATAGAATGTGAATAATATATATTTGCGGCAAATTAACTTAAAGAACAGCTAGATTAATATGAGATGAAATTAGTAACGACCCTTTGTGGAGAAATTCGATACAAGGAGTTTCCGGATTTGTTGTTTGGAAAGTCTTGTGACAACAGTATTTATTTTGATTCGACACATTATATACAGGCAAATGGTGATGTAAGAAAGCATAGTGTAAAAAATTTTGAACTTGGATTTATCCATTGGATTAATGCTATTAGTGAAACTTACTCTATTCCTCGTATAAATTTGATTGTACAAGATGAGACAACCGGGCATATTTTAATTGATGAGTCATTGGCTCTTCTCTTTGTGGCTTATATAGACCCAGATTTTGGTATCTATATGCTGGAAAGAATATCTGAGATGTTATGGCGTGGTATTACACTTTCGGATACACACGTTTTAATGCTGGCCAATGAAAGATTAACGAAAGATCAATTATCCAATTTAAACAAATGAAACGACAACCATTCAAAGAACCTAAGTATGTTCTAATATACAACGGGGCCCAAGAGTTATTAGCCGTTGTGCGATCACTGAACATAGCATCAGACTTGTGTAACCTGAACCTGCAAGCTATATCTTTTTGCTGTACAGGAAAATACGTAAGCTCTGGAGGCTTGTATTTCCGACATGTAGATCCCAAAGTAGAGATTGAGTTTGTGGATTTTTATAACCTCTCATTATCTGAATATGATAAAATGTGTGGTGTTGTTAGACGCTATCATCCGGCAAAGGACATGTTGCGTAGACGTATCTTGGAAAAGCAACATAAATCATGTAAATACTAAACGAAAATGGAAAGAGATAATAAGTATCTTCAATTTGAAGAAAGTAAGATTAGAGTCATTCAAAATTCTGAAAAAAAAGTTGAGTGGATGTGTCTGAATGACATATGTGAGGTGCTTCAGCGTAGAATAATGATTGAGTCTGGTGAGGCTATGAAATTATGCCCTTCTGCTAGTAAAATCCAATTCAAAATGGAGGGAAGAGAATATTGGGCCATTAAGCCGGATGAGCTACCTCGATTATTACGTTCTGTAAGTAAAGAAAACCAACCAATAGCTGAGTTATGTAAAAGACTGGGAAGATGGTGTGAAGAACTTTATGTCCCAGAAGCACCAGACCCCTCTGTTGTAGACTTGTTGGCACGGAATGAGTCAGCACCTATAATATTTAACTATCAAAATCATTTTCCAGTGACATTTAAATCTGAGTCAGGGAAAATCATGGTGAATGCAACACAAATGGCAAAATCTTTTGCTAAGTTACCAACCGAGTGGTTAAGATTAAATGCAACGCAGGAATTTCGTGAAATGCTTCTCAAGGAAGGCCGATCTAAAAATCTGGAAGAACAGGTGATTACGACCAGAGGTATTAATGGAGCCACTTGGATTTGTGAGGATTTAGCCTTAGAACTTGCACGATGGTTGTCTCCTGATTTCTCTTTGTGGTGTAACACCTGCACCAGAGAGCTTGTAGCAAGAGGATATGCTTCTTCAAGGCCAAGAACAAAAGAAGATTTAGAAAATTATCCTGTACCGACGAACATAGATGATGCATTGGAATTGACTATGAAATTACAGGATAAAATAAAAGAGGATAAACCCAAGGTTAAGTTTTATGAGAAATATGTTGAAAATCGAGATTGGTTTAAAAGTGGTAGAATTGCTGACGAACTTCAGATTTCAACAATCCAATTACATCAATTTCTTTATGAAAACAAAATAGTCCGGTATGAACGGAAGCAATGGGCTGTTCTGAAACAATATTCTTCTCTTCAGATTGAAATACCATATGAGTGGACAAATCCCGTAACGAATAAAACTTACAAGTTCGGTTCACAAAAGCGCTGGACACCATATGGACGAGAGTTTATTCTTAATTTGTGGAAATCTAAACATCCTGAAGATTTATAGTATGAGTGAAACAACAATACAAAAAATAATAAGGCGAACTGGACGGAAGCCTGTCGAATGTAAATGTCAAGATTGCAAGACCCAGTGCCATACTCCATGTTTAGGCACGCCGGACGATATTATGAAACTCATTGATGCTGGATATATTGACAAATTAGCTGTTACAGGTTGGAGTGTTGGACTTATATTGGGAAGGATTGACCATACTATCCCGATGGTACAACCACTTAAATTAGACACTGGTTTTTGTGTTTTCTATAATGATGGCTTGTGTGAACTTCATAGTTCCGGTTTAAAACCGACAGAAGGGAAACTTTCACATCACTCAATAAAAGCAGAAAATACAAATTTCCGAAAGTCGTTGAGCTATAATGTTGCGAAAGAATGGGAAGATCCGGCGAACTTTGAGTTGATAGATAAAATATCTCTCTTACTCATTTTACACAACACATAGTTCCAGTTATTTCAGGCTATAGTCTTATCCATCCATATAGCAGTTTCTAAACTGCCTTCCCCTCAGTCTTGCGTGATGTAAGGTTGAGGGGTTTTATTTTATATGATTTAAGAACTAACTGAGTCTACTTTCCCTATTCTTAATAAGATGCTATTCGAGATTTATTTATTATTAATTGAAAACAATGGAACTAAAAAAACGAATGACTTTTGAGGAAATGAGAAAGTACATGGAAGCACATACAACAAAACTTGCAAATAGGGTTACAGTCGGGTTGTATGCAAAATTGCTTGGATATCGGGTCTATAAACCTATGATTGCCGGTAAGCTGTTGTTCTTCTATGTCAATGAATCTATTACTGAAAACTGAATCATTAAAGGCGAAATGAATTGATCGGCAGTTCGTAATACTGCAAGTTTGGATATTAACTATAAAATATTCCTTTTATGACAAACGAGATTTTTTTGTATCAGGGTACAGAAATAACCTTCCAACTTGAAACTGGAAATGTAAAAATTAATGCCTCACAAATGGCGAAGCGCTTTGGAGACAAAAAGAAACCGGTGTTGTGGCTGCGTTCAAGACAGGCGAAAGAGTATATCGAAGCCTTAACCGAGGTGCAAAATTGTACTTCGGCTGATTTACTGTATATTAACAAAGGCGGTAGTAAAGAACAAGGCACATGGATGCATGAAGACTTGGCCCTGGAGTTCGCTCGATGGTTATCCCCGGGGTTCGGAATTTGGTGTAACAACAAAATCAAAGAGCTTCTGAGAAAAGGAGAAACGTCTCTCTCTACTGATGAACGGGCCATGCTATACCAAAGTAACGAACAATTGAAAAAACAGCTTGCTGAAAAGATGCCTCAGATCGAGTTTGCCGAAGCCATATTGGAAAATGGGGAATGTGTCTCGGTAAGTGTTTTGGCTGTCATGTTAACCGATAATGGCTGTAATATCGGTAGAAATAAACTATTCCAATTCCTGCGTGAGTTTGGTTTTGTGTGTAAGGGGAAGGGAGGCAATTACAACATGCCGACCCGTCGGTTTTCAAGTGAAGGTTTTTTCTGTACAAAATATCCGCTTCAGGAAGAGAACCGACAAGCCAAGAAGATAACGCTAAAACCGACAACTTACGTTACGCCTCTGGGAGTACAGTATTTCCTCCGGAACAAGGATATGATTTTGTCTTTTTTGAAAGCAGAGAAATTAAAACGTAGTAATAAGTGATTGAGTTAAGAATATGAATCAAAGAAGAAGATTGTCTGGAAAGTTTGTTCTGTGTTATATCAACCTATGCTACTTGTTTGATCCGGCTGAAATGATGTTCATCTTGCATATGATTGATATAGAGAATATGCGAGGTTGTGGTTATAGTTCAGTTTGGAGCAAAGACTTTATGATGAAAAAAATGGGGCTGGGAGAGAGGTTGTTTGATCGTTGTGTGAAGAGGCTTATGGAAATAGGATTGTTGGATCGGAAACTTGTAGGGAACAAATATTCTTATTCCCTGGATGTGGATCAATATGAGAAGCTAACCCAAATTCTCACTGTTACGAATGATGTTCAACGATTAAAGTCCTTTTGTGAATCTGTGTTCGTGAAAGGGCAACGGGCTATTCAGGATGTAACTGAAGAGGACTGGTATAAACAGGGAAGTTGATGCTTTAAAACTGCTCTACTGCAAAATGTAGGTGTTTCTACCAGCAAAAAGCGTTGTATAGTAATAATAGATAAATATAATATATTCTTTTTCTTATGTAAGAAAAAGAATCAAAAAGAACATACTTATAGGAAAAGCCCCAAGCGGGGCTTTTTACCTATTTAGAGAATTATTTATTATAGAAATCTCCATATTTTATATAAAGAGATTTTATTGTGTAACACAAAATCTCGTAACGTGTTGATTATTAGTGTGAGTTTGTATATGCTTAATCTCCTATTTTACTTTGTTAGTGAGTGTTTTATTACTTATTTTGCTAATAACATAAAGGTGCACCTAAAGAACCTCAACATTAATTGTTGCTTCTAAATGCTTATTATTAATAAGCATACTTATTACTGATTAGTAACTTATAAATCATTAAGTTTATGAAAAATACTGTATTTATGGGATTATCCCTATTGGTTCTAAGCTTTATGGTATCGTGTTCTGATAGCATAATGGATGAAACAGATCAGGGTGAATTGTATATTGAGAACAGTCCTACTGTAGGCGTTTTGGAAGCCCGTCAAGCTGAAGCAATATCTTCTTACGAAAAATTATTGGAGACCTTTAATTCAGGATTAACCAAATCAATAGCGACTTCTGATTATCCAGAATTCTTCGGAGGAGCGTATGTTAATGGTGATGGAGACTTGGTTATTAATACTGTTGGGGATAGTTTAAATGCAAGAACAGCAGTTGTTGATAGAGTCAGTACCGACAGAATTATAACAAAACAGTGTCAATATCCATATAAGACCTTACTGTCAATTATGGATGATTTGAATAAGTTTATGTTTAATGAAGGTAACAAAGCTGCTATAGAGAATCTTGGAATACATGGATTTTATATTGATGACAAAGAAAATAAGGTTGTGGTAAAACTAGCACAATGTACCGATGATAAAATCCAAGCTTTCAAAAATCGAGTTTTAGATTCACAAATCGTTAGCTTTGAAGAATCCACTGAAATGTCGCAGGCTCATACAAACATTAATTGTGGTTCAGAAATTGAATATAAACCCTATGGATATTATTATACAGGCTCTATGGGGTATCGGGTAAAAGATTTCTCAGATGAATGTATTATAATGTCTGCTCATGTAGTAACCACAATTGGACAACCTATCTACTATAGAGGAATTGAGGTCGGTTCATGCGTAGATAGACAAATGTCTGGTTCAATAGATGCTGCATTATGCCGAATATCCAATTTTTCATATACTCCAACCAATACAGTTGAAGGAACTAGTATAACATTGCCTACCTCTATAGCTACTCCTTTGAGCGGGGTAATGGTAAATATGAGAGGAAAGACGACTCAATCAGTAGTAACAGGTAATATTGTAAATACTAATGCAACTGAAACATTTAACTTACCAAGTGGAGGTAGTGTAACTTTAAGTGGAGTTGTTTCTGCTAGTTACTATGGTGCAAGTGGAGATAGTGGGGGGCCAGTTTGGATCACATCAGGAACTCTTGGAATTCATGAAGGTGGTAAATCCGGTATGTCATTCTTTATCAAAGCCTCATTGATTAGGGATCGATTTAATGTTAGTAGATATTAAATAACTATGGACTAGCACGTTTATTCGTGCTAGTCTTTATCTTTGATATAAAATTGCATGTTATGATTAGGTTTTTATATTTATTGTTGTTGATCGTTTTAGGTTGTTCATGTAAACAACAAAGATCAAGTGATATAAAGAAGGCGCTTTTGGATAAAGTTGTTGTTGCGGATAACAACATGCATAAATATTTGAATTCATTAAAACATGTTGGCACTAATGCTTTTAACTATCCAGATTATTTTGGAGGTGTTTATATTAATTCTCAGTATGAATTGGTTTTTAATATAGTTGGTGATACTCTTCAATATAAGAATGATATTATACAACGTATGGGCTGTGATTTTTTTTACATGAAAAAATGTGAATATCCTTATAGTTATTTACTTAAAGTAAATGATTCGATAAACTCATTTGTCAGAGGTAATATGAATGCCTTAATTATTGAAGATGTTGGTTTTTATCATTCAGGAATATCACTCGAAAATAATGCTGTAATAGTAGAACTTATTAATAAATCCCAAGAAAAAGTAGAGTTGTTTGAAACGTCAATATGTAAATCTCCAGCTATTATATTTATAAAAGCAAATAATCCAGATGCACACTAATGTTCATTTTGTGATTTTAGAATAAACTTTCTACAAAGATGACAAATAAGTCTTATTTGTTGTGTTATGAATTTAGTTTATTTGATATATATCTATATGGCAATTGGTTGTCGTATATATAGTTGTTGATGATGCTTTATTATGAATATTATACTTGTTGACTGGTTTGATATATATTGGAAATACTTTTCTGTTACCTATTATTAATGTGTACTTTAGCACTATATATTTGTAGCCTGTTTTTTGCTTGTATGTTATCTCTCCTTTTCTATATATATTAGACTCACTTAATATTAAAATGAAACTTGAAAAATAACCCTCTGGATATATATGGAAACCGCACCCAAGACGGCACCCTCCCTTTTCTTTTTTTTCTTATGTGAAATTGTTATAGTGCTGATTATTAGTATTTATCTATTTTTACTTTGTACAAAAGTAAAAGTAAATGCTTAATTTATTGAATAGGAACTGATAAATTGAAACATAAAAATCTTTTTTACCCTGTTTTTATATAGTCCTATATATATTAATCTGTTGTAAATTAATGTCTACAATAATACTTCCTATTTTTATATGTGTACAATCCGTTCTTTTTACATTTTTGAGAAAGTAAAATTTTTTTTCTTTAAAAATTCATCTTTGTAAATGGTTGAATATTAGATGTATAACAACTCTCCTCGCGCGTGTGTATACAGCTTTCATTTTAGAGGCTTTTCTTCTTATTCTCAAAAAAAATAATTCAAAAATAATTTGTCAGTATGAATATTTCATTTTTATTAGTGGTGTTCTCAAACGGAAGCGAGAGAGAGCAAAAACAGATAGAAATATCAAACAAAAGTTCTTTTACATTTTTACCATAGTTTGAAAAAAATCGTTTTACCGCATACGGAAACGAAACGGATAATAAAACGGTTTATAATACATAACAAAGCGCAAAGATAGGAACTTTGCAGTACGTGAATAATTCGTAAATGTACCTTTGCATTATTGTACGACTATAAACAAATAATTCTAGTTAATAAGAGGATTAAAGATTATTTATTCCTAACTGTTAACAGAAAAGAGTTAAGGCAATTTGTGCAATGGATAACTACATATTACGTGAAACATAGAACGTACAAAACAAAACGTTCGCTTATTGAATAATTCGTTTTGTTTGATTGAATAAATATTTACTTTTATTTTTCCGTTATTCTGTAAATATTAGCACAAATATCTATTCAATTATTTTGCAGAATAACACAAACAAGTAAAATAATTACTATCCTAACAACGTACATAGTACGTCGTATTGTGGGGGGTGGTTCGATTCCAGTCCCCACATCAATATGTGCACGTTGCACTTAGATAATACGTAAAACTATGAACACATTAGAAATTAAATCCCAGATTGTAAGTGTTTTAACAAGTGTTGAATTTGTTCAGATGTTATCTGACAGGTGTATGTCAAACGTTGTATTACGTGACAAAAGAACTGACAGATTTATTGTGCTCGAAACTGTGAAAGTATTTGCAGCAAAGAAAACTCCGTCGAAAACAGAGTTGCAAAATGCATGGAGAAGTATGTTTTTCCATACATGGAAAGCTAAATTCATCATTGAAGATACTGCAAACAAAGACCTGAAGTGTGGAAATATATTCCGCAATCTTGACAGGTTCGACGTATTAATGTACTTCGCAGGAGAATTGGTTTTTGATACCGCCAGGTTCAATTTGGATTTGGTCGAAGGGCGGGTTGGACTCACCCCTAAGTCAAAAACTCGTGAGAATTTTGCCACCAACAAAGACCTAAAAGCACATTGTTACAAGATGGCTGATAGCGCTTGGAAGATGCTGAATATTGATGAACTTGTATTGAAATCATTGGTAGAAGCAAAGGATGAACCGGCGGAAAAGGCTCAATCAGGTGAAAAAGTAGAAAAGCCTGATATGGCTTCTGTCGTGGAAGCTGTAACAGAGACAGCTGCGGAAGTTCAGAAGCAAACCACTAAAGCCGCATAGTTACCAGTTTACTGTCGATACATTCCGGAGGTTTCAAACCTCCGGTGTGTACATATAGTAGAATAAAAGTAATTAGATGGGAGTAAAGGTATTTACTGTTGGGGATTATATTTCCCAGATAGGACGGGTGAACCGTTCCTGTAAAGAAAAACCGAACACGTATCAGATACATGCGCAGCAAAAATACATGGGTATCAATACGACCAGATACCGCGTGAATAATGTGTTGTTTAAAAATGTGTTGTATGTAGATTATAATGAAACGTATGTAGGGATAGTGTGTAAGGGCGATGTTGAGTCTGTCCGACTCTGCTGTGACAAATTGAACGCTATCGGGGATGTGAAAGCAGAATGCTATGACTTGGGTAGAAATGTGGTGGCAAAAATTGTTCCTGTGAATTTTCTTCAGGTTCAAAAATTTACTTGCGAAAAATATGGTAGTGATATAAAAAGTAAAACCTATAGAATATATTGAGTGGTAAGTCCAAATAAATACACGAAATCGATGAAATTTCGTGTATTCTATAAGATTTTGTCTTGATTTTAACAGTTGAAGATGTCATGTTTATATCTTTTAACCGATTTTCTATTACTTAATTGTAAAAACGAATTTTTTTTTTTTCTTCAATGAACTCTGTCATAAAAGAATAAATAGTAATTAGTATTGCAATATGATTTAATAGATCGAAGAAATTCTCCACGATCAAATCACCATAAATTGTAATATAATTACCAAGTTCTAACATCACACAATAATTTAATACCAAAATTAAATAATTATTTTTTATTCTCCAGAATTTGTTATATGTTATTTAGCATTGAACCATAAAAAAAAACATGATGTGGGGGATGTTTTCAAACGAAACTCTGAAAGGTGTATTGAGTTTTGATAATGTGTGACCGGTGGAATTACCACAAGTAGTTTTCCATTTTTTTTCTAGGAGCACATGTTATTAACGTTTAGGTTATATTTTCTCCGGCGATCTTTACTCCTTATATGTAAGATATTAATCAAATGTAATTATTTAGGATGTACCATAATAAAGGTTGGCAACGGGTTCGAGTCCCTATCATTCCACTCTTCGAATAAAATTCACTTACTTCTTAGCATCGTGAGATGCCGGTCCCACCCAAGATGTAACACGGGATACACAGTGCAGCAGGGCTGCTTAAATCACACTTAACTGGGTGATCTGTGTCCCGCTGTTATCCTTCCAGTGTGACCTTTTGACAAAGATGAATAGAATCTATTGAAGTGAAAAATGAGGCAAGTTGTAGAATTTGAATGAAAAAATGTCAGTTTCTCTTCACCTGTTTTCACCGAATCTCCCTTAGTCTTTATTTACATGACACTATAAAAACAAATTATATAATGGATAGAAATGATGTTGAAAAGTTGTTGAATTACAATGCGGATGTGTGTAATAACCTTCATGCTTATGTGACAGCCTATGTTGAATGGGTAAGAGATAATGTAGATAAGAGTGAGTTTTGGATACATTTTGGTGTTGCAGACTTTATGGAAAATTCTCGTTGTGGGGCAGTCCTGGGCTTCGAAGGAGATGATGAAAGAATATACCCATTGAATTGGGGTGCAGGTTATCATTTGGGTGGTGATTTTGAATGCTGGGTTCCTGGTACATCTGAGAAAATGACGATTGATTTTGCTAAAAGAATCCCAGGTTTGATTGAAAATGGACTGAAAAAAATCCAGCAGTTTAATGATGATGTTGCTGAAATTTTGAAAAGTAAAGTGGAATTTATAAGTAAATCAAATGATAATGAAGAAGAATGAAGTTTCCAGCCAACAAGTATATGACACTCTAATCAATACTGTTGGTACAATTTATGGTTCCCCGCGAGGGCGAGAAAATGTGGGAAGTCGTAAATCCGTAAAGCGTAAACAAATATTCCGAAGGAGAGTATTTCTTATCTACAATAAGGCTTATGACAAAGGTGGTGCGTACTGGGGGATGGGTGATCCGCTTTACGTAGAGTTTACTTTGGATAAATCTTATGTCAGGTTCTTTAGAATAAAAGCTGAGTCATGAGAAATTCCGATCCAATAACATACAAAGGTGTAAAACACTCATCTGCATTCATTGATATAGAAGGTACGATAGGTTATGTCCGTATTGCATCTTTATCGCTCCAGAATGCCTTAATAGAAGATGGGTTATTTGATGATGAGACTCCAAAGGATGTCGAAGCTGTCGATAACCAAGTTGCATATTATGTCAGCGATGAGGAGTTTCTTCTTCCGGTTTCGCAAGTAAAGAAAATTGTAAGGACGGCTTACGATGAGACCTCTTCTTTCCCAACTGGTCAAAAAACTATCCGTGAACTTAAAAAAGGGGAATTTTTCCGTCTGAGAAATTCTGATACATCCTCAGTTTGGGTACGTGGAGATTATGATCCTGCCTTACGAAAGTACTCTACACATAAATTTGATGATATAAATCATGAACGATTTATGAAAGGGAAAACTTTTGTATTTGTGGGATTTACATTTTGATATTAATAGTTGCATGATATTAAAAGAATAAGATTTATGGCGCAATATTTAAATGGACAATTTGTGCAAATGGTAAGAAAACAGTATCCAGATGTATTTTACCTGAAAATTGATGTTGAGGCTCCACAAGATATCCTCATGGGTTTGAGTCGGTTAGGTTATACACAAGAAAATGACTCAGGAGAAGATTGGCTAGATGAAGAATTTCTTGAAACTAAACCATTACAACTTGTTGTAGCAGGGATGAGCCTTTATGAAGATGAGGAGTTTGATTATAAAGATCAGCTAACTTCATTAGGTGTTCGTTCGCCGGAAGAAGTTGAACACAAAAGTCTCAAAGAAATGTTGCTTTTATTTGAGACTCAATTAGGAAGTCAGGTTTTGAAGCTTAACAATGCAGAAGATTATGAATCGACATTGATCTATTTAACTCCCCATGGTACACCAATTGCTTTCTCTAATAAAGTTAGGTGTTTAATGCTTTCAGGTCTTACGGAGGATGAAGCGTATAAAACGGCATTGGACCCCATTGATTTAGAGTTATACTATGAAATAGGCTATGGGCTTTTTGCCGTAGAATCTGAATCAGTTGAAGGGGGAGCAATTTGTTCCCCATATTCTGGAAAAGAGTTAGAGGAAGCAGAAGAGGAGTTAGAAAATGGCTCAGAAATTGAAGGAACAAGCCGGGGGGAAGGCTTTGGAGTTATTAATGCCTTAGATGAATCACATGTCAAAATTGCCTATCTCCTGAAATCAAAATTAGACGGTATTGTTCGTCAAAGCCTTATCAATTTTCTCGGTAGAAATAAGAACCATGTAATTATCCCGGAACATGACAATGGACCATACGGTTTATCCATGCTTGATATGGGATATCAAACATTCTATTTCTCAACAATGAGCTTTAATGGCTGTAAAATTCAGTTTTCTGGCATAAACGAAGATTTTGAACAGATAAAAATAGATGAAGACTCTCTACCTGATAATGGGATGTTGTACCTGTATGATTATTTGATTACAGGTGATTATTAACTAATAGAAATCAATTGAGTAATATGAAAAGAAGTAGAATGCTAAAAGCTATCAAATCTCATATCGATCAGAATAATGGCGTGTGGGATTTTACTAATGACGAAGGTAAGCCGATGGGATATATCGCTGTTGGTAAAGAGAATTTTCCTGTAAGAGACTTGGCTTTAGATCAAGATAATCGTCCGTGTTTTCTTGTCCCTTTGGCTATCGCTTCAGAGAATGAGATAAGAGATATTTTAGATTGTATGTAATAAAACAAGATATGGCAACAATGACACTAAAACAGATTAATGACATAAATGGTAAATGTCAGAATGGATTTCGCTTTGACCAGCAATCATTTGTAGAGAAAGGCGAAAAAGGGCTTGTTAAAGAGATAGTGATCCAGAAAGATGAAAAATATATAAAAG